ATTTACAATACTTTTGAAAGGAGGTTTGCTTATGTCTACAAGTAAAGCAACCAGATCCGAATCAGATAGGATTGAAAACAATATCTGGAAGTGGGTTAATAACCATTACAAAGACGTAACAATGGAAACCTACTTTACTGAGAGCGGATGCGACAAGCTGAAGGCTAACTTGGGCAGAACAGCCAAAGGGCAGCCGAAAGTCTACACCGCTCCATTCGCCAGGAAAGGTGATGACGAAATTCCGATGGATCAAGTGTTATCGGAATGGAGGCAAACTCTAGTATCATTGGCTGAAAAGTGGCCTACCCTATTGGAGTTTGAAGATGACCTCGCGAAGAAGGTCGGTCCGTTATCTGTTGAGTTGCCAGTCAGGGAGCGGCTCCCAGATATCGCTCATTACTATGAGGATATCCTCCTTCCTCAGGCTCCTATTGAGCCGCGTGCCATTAAGGCGGTTCTCTCGGAGTATGCAGGTTTGCGCGGCCTGCACCGACGTAGCCTATATGATACCTTCATGAAGATGAAGAAATCATCAAGCGCCGGAGCACCTACTATGGGCAAGCGACGCGAGTTTGGTCAAGCTCAAATCGCATCAAAAGTCTTCAATGATGGTGAGCATACACGTACAATGTATGCTAAGCCTCTTGAGGGCAAGCACCATTATGATATGTGTGCTATCGTAGGTTGGAGAGGGCAAGAAGGCGGTCCTTCTCCTGATGACGTGAAACAGCGCGTCATTTGGATGTTTCCAGTTTCTGTAAATATCCATGAATTGTCGGTGTATCAACCACTAATCGAGGGAGCCCAACATCTCGATTTAGTCCCAGCTTGGGTTAGCATGGAGAGTGTTGATAGACACATAACATCCCTTTTTGATACGAAGGGGGCTGACGACCTTGTTGTGTGTACAGACTTTTCTAAATTCGACCAGCATTTCAATGGTGTTATGCAGGATGCGGCGAAGACCATATTAACCAATATCTTGCATAATAATCGTTCATCTCGCGAATGGCTGGATCAAGTCTTCTCAATCAAGTACAACATCCCACTTGCATGGGAGACTATTCCAAAGAGTGACCTGGTCAGTCTCTTCTTTGGAAAGCATGGAATGGCTTCAGGTTCGGGAGGAACCAACGCCGATGAAACTCTTGCACATCGGGCTTTACAATACGAGGCGGCTATTCTACATAATGCAAGATTGAACCCTCATTCAATGTGTCTTGGCGATGACGGGATACTCTCATATCCTGGAATAACAGTGAATGATGTAGTTGAAGCGTACCAGTCTCATGGACAAGAGTGCAATGTGTCCAAACAGTATGCTTCATCCCAAGATTGCGTGTACCTCAGACGATGGCACCATAAAGATTATCGCGAGAATGGGGTATGCGTCGGGGTTTACTCGACATGCCGAGCTTTGGGAAAATTGCGGTACCTCGAAAGGTATATGGACCCTGATTTCTGGTCAGAGAAAATGGTGGCCCTGAGACAGTTATCAATTATTGAAAACTGTAACCATCATCCTCTGTTTGAGGAATTCGTTGAGTTTTGCATGAAAAGGGATAAATATAGACTTGGTATAGATATCCCAGGCTTCTTAAGCAACATTGAGAAACATGCTATGGAAGCTATCGATCACATGCCCGACTTCCTCGGATATGTCAAGACGCTGCAAGGCGTTTCTGCAGGAGGCATTTCCGATTGGAGAGTAGTTAAATACTTGAAGTCGAA